TGCGCCGCCCTCGCACTCGATGGTAAGCCAATCGCCAATGGCAGCGCGGATTTCATCGGCTTTGCGGATGAGGGGCAGCTTGCCGCCGTCTACCGGATACCACAGCCGCGCATGGAAGGTGCTGCTCTCGTCAAATCCCTTAGGAATGACCAGCTTCACCGTGATATAGGGTAGGGAAGAGCCCGGCGGCACGGAATCCTCTGGGTATACAGGAACATCGAACATCGTAAAAAAGCTGTTCAGCGCCGTGGTAATGGCTTCTTCTGCGCCCATCAGGAAAGCACCACCTTTTTGCACTGCACAACGGCAAGATTCATCTGGCTTTCGGCGGGGGAAATCTTGTCGCTGCTCGCGGTGGTAACCTCGTAGGTCTGCCCATCGTCCAGCCGCTTGATGCGGTCGAAGGGGGACAGCTTGATGTCCTTATCCACATAGAGGGAGTAGGTGGATGCCGTGCCCTGCTGCTCTGCCTGCTGTGCTTCAATGGTCTGGTCATGGCGTTCGATGGCAAGGAACTCCATGCCGTCCTCCCATGTGGTAGTAGA